GGTGCAAAAACTGGTTCACCTACTTTACAACAAGCTATCTTAAGTTGGATTAAAAAGAAAGGTATATCAGGAAAAGCAAATGCACAAGGCAACGTCCCAACAAGTGAGCAATTAAGTTGGGGTATCTCTAAGTCTATTCACTTAAATGGAACTAAGTTATACCAACAAGGAGGTAAGCAAAATATTTTTGAACCGATTTTGACTACAAATAGAATAGATAATTTGTTAAATTTGATAGGACAAAGGTATTACATTCAAATAACTAATATTATAATTAAATGATTTCAATTACAAAGAATCCAACAATATACATTAACAACAATGCTAGTAAGTGGTTTCCCGCTCATCAACCGATAACATTTGAGGTTACTAGAAAGGATGTGAATGTTATTCAAAAGTATGTTATTTACGGGCAAATTCAATTTAACTTAACGAGCAGACTGCCAAGCACTATTTTGGTAGGTCAATCAATTACATACGTTCAAAGTAATAAATCAATTACTTTAATTGTAACAGGCTTCGGGAACAACTTTATTCGAGTTGCTTATAACTCATCTTTAATTGGTGGGGTTTTAGGATTCATTAATCTAAATGATGCTTTGAAAGGGCATTACGTTGAAACATTAATCAGTTATGTAACAGCTTCAAATGTTTATCAAACATTAGGCTCTATAAAGAATAAAGTTAATAGCTTAGGAATAGCGAAGGTTTCAGTACAAGAGTTATTGTCTACGAAGACAATTAATCAAAATGATTTTCTTTATAATAAGATAAACGCTAAACAATTTGGGGAGGGTTCAAAGTTCAATATCCAAATTAGGGAATGTTTTAACGGTATATCTGGCAAATACACAATCTTAACAGATTCAAATGTGCTTTACTATACAAATTCAGCAAATCAAACACAGGACAAATATGGTTACAACATGGGTAGTCATGTACCGACCTATGATAATGGGAGAACTGATAAAGCTAAATTTCAAAGTGTATTTAAACGACCTACTTACTTTGTTGGCTATCCATTTAGCTTAAATTTTATCTATTCTGAAAATATGCTTAATTATCAATTGATAAGAAAGGAAACTACTAAAGATATTAACGGCACAACTATAGCAACTACTTCGGATAATTTATTTGTAGCAGAACGATTCTTCGCTAATAGAATCATGTTAAAACAAGGATATACTAGTAACGTAAAAACTATTGATTTTTGGATTGAAACGGGTGCAGCAACGGGACAAAGACCTTGGACAGGTGTCGACACTTATGCAGAAGAAGGATATGGAAAAGGTTTCGGAGTTAGGGAAGTGATTAGAACAAATATAGGATTAAGACCATGATAGTAACGGAAATTAAAACGATAAAAATAGATAGGGAATGTAAAGACAATCCTATATTTATTTCATGGATAAACACATATGGAGGTCGTGAACATTGGCTATTTCACAAGGTGCAAACAAAGGGTTTAATTACTCAAAACGCTGGTAACTTTGAAGCGTATATTTCAGACCTAGCAAATTCAAGAGGTCAAATTACTGATATATCTAAGAATGCTACTCCATTATTGATAGTAAATGCAACAGTTGATATTGAAGATATAGAAGGAATAAAAACAATGCTATATTCACCTTGTGTGGAATGGTTAGTTTCTGAAAGCCCTATAAAATGGCAAACGGTACGACCGCAAGTTGGGTCATTTAAGTTATATGATACAACAGATATGCAAGCGACTATACAAATTACTTTAGAGTTACCATACATTAACATACAAGCATAATGAACGAGCTATTTATTAATGGTAAAAGAGCAGATTTAAGCGACTTAACAAATGTAGGTGTAACATTTTGTGCTAATAATATAGGGGAGCTTCAGAATAGACAGGGAAACTTTACAAATACTTTCAAAATACCGTTAACAAAGAATAATAAAGAAATACTAGAATGGTCACATTTACAGACTTCATCTAGTTTAATTCCTTATAAAAAGAATAAAGCAACTTATATTCAAAATGGTATTGAAATAATTAGTGATGGAGTTGCAGAAATTCAGTCTACAGATAACGATTATTTTTACATTAATGTTTATTCGGGTAATTTAGATTTAATAGAAGCTATCGGAGGTTTAACCGTTGGTGAGCTATACGCAAGTGATGGTGTTTATAATTGGGCATTAAGTAATTGCTTTTACACAGCTTCAGATTACTTTGTTTACCCTTTAATTGACTGGAGAGCTGATATAGATACTTTCTTTACAACGTCTACAATTGACGTTCGTGAAATGTTGCCTACGGCAATTGTGCATAAAATGTTCACTAGATTGAGTAATAAAATAGGTTATACTTTTACGGGTAATTATTTAAATAGTTCTGACCATTTGAACATGGTATTAACACCGAACGAATTAAAAGGAATTGACACGGGAGTTGAAGTATTAAACAATAGAAATAATTATATTTCAGATAAAATATTAGCTAATATAAGTATTGGAACGGCTACTGAACAACATACATTATATCCTACATTTTCATTTTCATATAACGAAAAAACATTAGCAACTGATTTGCCAGATTTTGCTTTAGGAATTTTTAAACCAACTATAAATAAAATAGGTACACTAAAATTTACAGGTAATTATAGACTGTGGTGGTCAAAAACTGAAAATTTCGGAGCTTTTACTTCGGCTAGTGATAAAGAAGTAACTGCTTATGCTGTATGTTCTTTTATAGATGACTTAGGAACTATAATTGAATCGAGAACGTCTACACCATCTACAAAAACATTGGATGTATTCCGTGCTGAATTTGATTTTGATTTTGATTTTGAAACTACTGAACAAACTTTTTATAGTAGTAGACAATATAAAATAAAAGTAGATATTTTTACAACTCAAAATAATAAGGTAAATTCTAAAATTGAATTTTTTAATCAATTTACTGATTCATTTGGAAGTCGAGTTTATCAATATATTAGATTTACTCAAACTCAAAAAATAGCTTTTGGAAATCCTTTAAGTTTTCCTTCATTATTTACAATGAAAGTAATAGATGTTTTAAAAGACATCTTAAATATGGAAGCAATAATTATCCAAACAAATAACTATACTAAGACTATTCAGTTTAACAAGTTTGAAGATGTCGTATTGAACAAGCCAATTGCAAAGAAATGGAGTGATAAAATTCAGTTTAATAAATCAATGGGGTTTACATTTGGGAATTATGCCCGTAGAAACAACTTGAAATTCAAGACTGATTCATACGAAAATGGTGTTATTTGGTTAAGTGATGAAACTTTAGAAGCTGAAAAGGATATGATTAAGCTAAACCACGACCCAACATTCCAATACCAACGATTTAATGCTTATAAGATACCTACCATTGATGGATTAAAGGATATAAATAACGAGTGGTTAAGTCCAACTTATAGGCTTTTACAGTTGAAGATTCAAAGCACTACATTCAATGTAAATTATACGGATGGCACAACAACAACTCCAAAAACTACAGTAATCCCATTTTGTGAGTTTTATAATTTTGATAGGTTAATAACTGATAATTACAACGCTATTACTAATATTTTAAGGTCACCAAAAGTATTGAAAATAATAGCTAATTTAGATGTAACAGATATTTCAGAGTTGGATTTTAGCATACCAATTGACATACAAAGACCCGATTTAAATTTAAGCGGTTATTTTTACATAAATAAAATAGAAAACTACAAAGGTGGCTTGACAAGTTGCGAAATTATAGAGATATGAGCGAAGAAAAAACAATATTATTGAGTATCAAATTAGATACGGGAGATTTAAAAAAGAATAGCGAAGTAGCTGCTGCAAAGATTTTAGATTTAAAGAAAAGACAATCTGAACTAGATAAGACAACTAAAGAAGGTGCTTTAGCTTATGCGAAGTTGGGAGCTGAAATTAAGGCACAAAATCAAATATTAACGCAATCTAGTAAAGCAATTGAAATAAATGAGCGACTAGGCAATAAACAAAATCTAAGTTTAAAAGAACAAGCTGAATTATTAAGTGCTGGTAAGGTTGCTTTACGTAATTTGACATCTGAACAAATATCAAATACTGATGCAGGAAAACAATTAAACAAAGAAGTAAGTGATTTAAATGAAAGTTTAAAGAAGTCTGAAAAAGCATACGGAGATAACCAAAGAGATGTAGGGAATTACGGAACTTCATTAGCTGATTTAAAACGTGAATTAAAGACGTTGAAAGGTGAAATGGTAGGATTGGATGCAGGTTCAGAAAAATACCAAGAAGCGAGTGAAAAAGCTGGTAAGTTAGGCGATAAAATCAAAGAGGTTAACGAAAATGTTAAGGCTTCGTCTGGTGGCACAGGATTTGAGAAACTATCCAACAATTTAGGGCTTGTTCAAGATGACTTAATGAATATGGACTTTGCAGGAGTTTCTGAAAAGATGAAGCAAATGGCGGTTATTTCTAGAGGAATGACATTTAAGGAAGTTATCGGAGGTTTAAAAGATATGGGTTCTGGGTTACTTTCTTTAGGTAAAGCAATTTTAGCAAATCCTTTATTCTTAATGGCTGGTGTTATCATTGGAATAGTAGGAGCATTGAAACTATGGAGTGATTCAGTTAATGAGAAAGCGGTTAAGGCAACTGACAACCATACGAATGCAATACAAAGAAACATTGATAAAATGATAGCTCAAAACGAAAAAAGAGCTGAAATTGCAGGGCTGGAACTTGAATTGATGAAATTACAAGGTAAAAGCGAGAAAGAGATAGGAGAAGCAAGATTAAAAGAGTATGATAGAGAACAAAATGAAAGGTTAGCAACCCTACATAGTTATGCGGATAAAGATAGATTTTTAAGAGGTAAATTTGCACAAGCTGAAGGAGAAGATAGAAAAAAAGAATTAAATGATAAGATTAAAGATAATTCACAAAATTTCACAGAATTAGAGAAAACATTTAACGGTTGGAGAGAAAAAAGGGTAAAACTTGAAACTGAAACAAATACGGCTATTCGTGAAGAAAATAAAAAGGCAAGTGATAAAGCAATAGCAGATGCAAAAGAAACGGCACAAAAAATATTAGATGCTCAAAATAAACTTATAGAATTGCAATTGTCAAATGAAGAACTTTCAAATGAGAATAGAGGAAAATTAATAGAAGCTAGGTACAAAATATCCATTGATGCAGCAGGTACAAATATGGATGAAATAATATTTTTAGAACAAGAGAAAAACAAAGAATTAGATGCTTTAGATAAGTTGATGCGAGAGGATGCCTTGACACGTCAAAAAGAAGCATTTAAAAAAGAATTAACTGGAGTTGAAAAAAATTCTGATTTGGATATAGCTATAAAAAAACAAAACCAACTTGAAATTCAAAAGATAAATATTGATTTTGATAATAAGAAAAAAGACCGTGATACAGAAACTGCAAATGCACTTGAGGAAAATGGTAAAATTACGGTTGAAATAGAACGCAAAACAAAGAACGAAATACTTTCTATAAATGCTGAATTGAATTATTTAAAATCAATAGGTACTGCAAACGAAGTAAAAGCGTTCCAAGACTTACAAGATACAAAGATTCAAATATTAAAAGATAATGCAGAAAAAGAGATTAAGTTAGGTATTCAAACTAAAGAATTAATCAATGCAAATTTGGCTCTAGATGTTAAGAAAGTAGAAGATGAGAAAGCAAATTATAAGGTTAAAAAAATAGAAGAAGTTGCAAAACATGAACTTACCGAAGAACAAAAGATTATCCAAAAGAAAGCCGTAGCAACTTTAAACGGTGCTGAACAATTAGCAGGAGCAATTTCACAGATACAACAAAATAGGTTAGCAAATGAGTTAATAGCAGAGCAAAATAAGAACGATGAAAATCAAAAGAACTTACAAGCTCAATTGGATGCCGGTTTGATTTCTGAAGCTGAATTTAAAAGTAAAAAGAGTGATTTGGATGCTAAATTTAGAGCTGAAGAAAGTAAGTTGAAACGTGAAGCATTTGAGAAGGAAAAAGCAGCAGCTATAATTAAATCAATTATTAACACAGCGGTTGGTGTTACGGCTGCAGCACCTGTAATTCCTTTAATGATTTTAACTGGTGTTTTGGGAGCAGTTGAAACGGGTTTAATCGCTTCACAACCTACACCAAAGTTCGCTAAAGGTGGTACTTTTGGAGGTTCATCACACGCAAACGGTGGTACTAAGGGAGTATTTTCAGATGGTACACAAATCGAAGTTGAAAGAGATGAGAATTTCTACATTCTAAACAAAAATGCTTCAAGACATATAAACGGATTAAGCAACCTTAACCAACAGTTCGGTGGTATTCCGTTAATGGCAAACGGTGGTGCTGTTACAAGTTCTGGAATTATGGCAAGTAATATTACAAATGGAGTAGATGCGAATTTAAACGCACAGAACCAATTATTGAGAATGATTGAAATGATGCCGAAACCTGTTGTAATTGTACAAGACATAAACGATGCACAAGGAAATTTGGCAAGTGTTGAAAATAGAGCGAATTTTTAAACATAAAAAAACCGATATAAATTAATATATCGGTTTTTTCTAATATTTTTTATTGCATTTTGAATTGCTAATTTTATAATTTTTTAATTCTATTTTTTGAGTTTCATTTAAAACTCTATAAAACATTGAACGTGATATGTTTGTTATTATACAGGAATCCTCAATTGTATATCCTTTTTCGATTAATTTTAGAATTTTATTATAAATGGTTTTTTTTTCTAATTCTGTTTTCATATTATTTAGTTTTTGCAAATATATAATACTTTTTTAAACTTCAATAAATTAATACTTATTTATAATGGTTATAAATAAAAACATTAACTTTATATATGTCAATAAAATTACTCGAAAAATTACATGATAGCGGGGAGCTTCATGACTTATTGCGTTCAGGTCTTATTTCTGTAAACGTGTTAACTTGGTTTAAAATTTACAAAGCATTCCAATTTCAGATGGAGAAAGGAGTTAAAAAAACTCAATCTATTACAGATGTTTCAGATGTATTTGGAGTTAGTGAAAGAATAGTGTACAGAATAATTAAACGATTTGAACAATGAAAATCTACAAAAAAGGGAACTACATTTATCTAGTAAATGCAAGTGGGGATATTAAACAAGACCATGCTAACGAGGTTAAAATAACCAAAACAAATGTTGCAAATGAAACGTATAGTATCTATTCAGATGACTTAGGTGTAAATAATGTGACATTTAGTGAATTAACGCAAGAAAATGGAACGGCTTATGCTAGTGTTTCTGCATGGGAATTATGGTATGCAGAAAATACGGGTTTTAATCCGGCTTCGGGAGGTAGCGGAGCAGGAACGGTAATAAATACTGTTTCAAATTTTGCAGGATTACCAGACCCTACGTTGGTTTCAAATGACTTCTATTGGTGTGAAGCTAGTCAGGGTACAAAGTGGCTACCTTTTTCAGTTGGTGGCACTTACTACCCTTTGGGGATGTACTATTCAAACGGTGTAACTTGGGAATATTCTGAAAGCCCTTATCAAGCTACTTTAAGTGAGGTAAATACGGGAACTAATACTGATAAATTCGTTTCTGCTTCTACATTTGAGAATGCTACTAAATGGACTACTAAAGTTCCATATACGGGTGCAACAAGTGATGTTAATTTGGGTGAGTTTGGTATTCAATTAGGCAACTTAGAGTTTGATACAGCCCCTACTGATATACCCACTACGGTTGGCTCAATGGTATGGAATGATGCTGATGGAACTTTAGATTTAAAATTAAAGGGTGGCAATGTTACTTTACAAGTTGGTCAGGAGCAAGTTTTAAGAGTAGTAAATAAAACATCTACAAATGTAACATTATCAGAAGCAAACTACCAAGCCGTAAGGGTAACGGGTTCGCAAGGTCAAAGATTGAAAGTAGACTTAGCACAAGCTACAAATGACACGTTAAGTGCTGAAACAATTGGATTAGTTACAGAAACAATAAATAATAATGAAGAGGGTTTTATAACAACAAGTGGATTAGTTAGAGGCATTAATACGACGGGTTCTTTACAAAGTGAAACTTGGGTAGATGGTGATATTGTTTATTTAAGTCCAACAACTGCGGGTAATTTAACTAATATTAAACCTATTGCACCGAATCATTTAATCATTATAGGTTATGTAGTTTCGGCACACATTACGCAAGGAACAATCTTTGTAAAAGTAGATAATGGTTATGAATTAGACGAGCTACACAACGTTTTAATCAATGGAAGTTTAGCTAATAACGATGTAATTCAGTACGATAGTGCTACTTTACTTTGGAAAAACAGACCATTTTCAACTGCAATTAGTTCGGAGTTTGTATTTGTAAATCAAAAAGCAGATTTACCAACTGCAAGTGGTGGTATAATTACTTTATTAGCAAATAAAACGTATTATTTTACTACGACAATAGATTTAACAGGTGATAGGTTAGTAGGTGGTATAAATTCAACTATACTCGGTGCAAGTTCAGAAAACTGTTATATTAAATCGACTGGTTTAAGTAGTTCAACCGCTTTAATAACCTCGATTTATTCTTTGCCAATTAGGAATATTACATTAACACATGGAACGGCTTTAAATTTAGATGGTGATGGTGTTACTACGGCTTTAGACTGGTTTGGGGTTAACTTTACAGACTGTGCAACGGTTGGAACGATTAAAGACTATACCAACTTTATTATGAATGATAGTGCTTTTCTTAATTCGCAAGGGTTAACTTTTGACGGAACTATTGGAACTATTGGAATGACTAATTGTTTATTCGATTGTACAACTGGTGGAACGGCTATGATATTACCATCTACATTAACGGTATCTAGACGATTTAGAATCATTTATAGTTCATTCGTTACTTTGTCGGGTGAAACAGGAATAAACGCTTCGGCAAGTGCAACGATAGGAGATGAAAAATACATTTTAGACACTATTAATTTTTCTGGCGGTGGAACTTATCAAAGTGGTTTAGATGCTACCTCAAATAAATCTTTGTTTGCTAATTGTGTTGGTATAACTAATACTTCGACACGTGGTTTTATGTATATGGTTAACAACGCAACAGATACACCTATCGGAGTGCCGAATGTTAATACTTGGGTAAAAGCTTCAGGAACAACAACAAGTTCAACACTTTCAAAGTTCTCGCACACAAGCAATAGACTAACATATAACGGAGCATTTAATCAGTCGTTTGTGGTTCATATTAATACATCGGTACGTAGTGCAGGAACTAACCAAGTCATTAGCATAGGCATTGCTAAAAATGGCAATATCATAGCCGAAAGCGAAATGACAATTAGAACAACAACAAGTAACCAAGAATATCCAGGAAGTACTACGGCAATTGTAGATTTAGTAAACACTGATTATTTAGAAGTATTTGTTAAAAATACATCTTCAACAGATATTAGACTTTCTGATTTAAATATGAACGTTACAAAGATACCTGTATAACCTTTGACGTTTTAGCGTCAAATTAACACAACAATAATAAATTAAATTTACAATATGATAGGAAATATCTATATTAAAGGTCAAATTGGTAATTCATACGATGAAAATGGTACGATAACCAAAACTGGTGTTGAATTAATTGATGTAGTTTCACAAGTTCAAGCACTTGGTGAAGTAGATACAATTAATGTGCATATTGATAGTGAGGGCGGTTACGTTGAAGTAGGTCGTTCAATTGCTCAATTTCTTTCTTCACTAGGTAATGTGAATACAATAGCTGAAAATCTTTGTGCTTCGATAGCAACTGAAATACATTTATCAGTTCCATTAAATAATCGTTTCATTCAAGAAGGTACTTCATACATTATTCACAACCCATTCTTAATGAATGTAACGGGAGATGCTTCAGCACTTGAAGAAATGTCGAAAAATATTAAGGAAACTGAAAGTGAAATGATTAACAACTATGCTAAAGCAACGGGAGTTAGTAAAGAAGCTTTAAGCGGTTTAATGAAAATTGAAACTAGTCTAACAGTTGACCAATGTTTAAAATTGAATTTTGCAAGTGCAATAGTTCCAAAACAGCAACAAAGAGCGGTGGCTCTAATTTATAATAAACAACAAACAAATATGAAAAAACCATTAATGGAAAGAGTTGCTTTAGCAATGTCGATTTTAAAAGGTGAAGAAATTGTAGCTACGGTTGAACGTAATCAATTAGCTATGATGGTTGAAACGGATAAAGGTATTTTAAACTTACCTTATGATGACATTCAAGTTGGAGATGCTGCAATGTTAGAAGACGGTACGGTTGCCTTAGATGGAACTTACTTAACTACTGAAGGAGCAACTATCGTTATTCTTGACGGTCTAGTTTCTGAATACATGGAAGCACCAGAAAAAGAAATTGAATTAGAAGTTGAATTATCAGCAATGCCAACACAAGAAGAAGTTGACGCTTTAACAACTGAAAATGAGTCTTTAAAAGCTGAAATTGAAGCTTTAAAATTAGAGTTAGACAAAGCAAATGGAGTAGCTGAAACAGTTGTGGCTAAAATGGAAGAACTTGCGAAAGTTGGGAGCAACTATACACCACCTGCTCAAGCGACTGTATTTAGAGAAATTGAAACTCCGAAGACTATCAAAGAACAAATGGCAGAAAGAAAATTAATTAGTAAAAACAAATAATAAATAAATAGTAAACATGGCTTTAATAGACGTAACAGATTTAACATTCAACGGTGAAGAAATCAAAGCAGTATCGGAAGCGGTATTTGAGAGTGCATTTTCTAAACCAGAATTAACAAAATTTCATTCAGTAGTTAATGGAATTGTAGCAAAAAAACAAATTGCAATCTTAGGAAGATTAGGTGGATTAGTAGGTAAGGGTACAGGTTCTTGTGACCCGTCTTCAGCGACTAATGCAATCGTAAACACTGAGAAATTTTGGAATCCTGCAGTAGTTTCTGACAGATTTGAATCTTGTTGGAGTGACTTAAAAGAAACTTTCTTTTTGTACGGTACTAAAAAAGGTATTGAAAAATACGACCTTACAGGAACAGATTTCTTAAACTTTGTTGAAGAATTAGTAACTGATGCTATTCAAGAAGCTATCTACAGAATTGCTTGGTTTGGTGATACTACAGCAGAAAATGTTACTGACGGTGGTGTAATTACTGACGGAACTGATTTAGCTTATTTCAACAAAATCGATGGTTTTTGGAAACAAATTTTCGCTATCGTAACTGCTGATGCAACTAGAAAAACAACTGATTTAGCTTCTAGAAATGGTCAAGCTTCATTTGCACTTCAAGCGTTCACTGCTACAGATACAACTAACAAAGTTGTTTCTACGGCTCTTCAAAATATGCGTTTTGGTGCTGATTACAGATTACGTGAACAAGCTGGTTTGGTTTATGTAGTTACTCAATCGGTTGCTGACCAATACGAAAGAGAGTTATTAGCTTATAACGTAGCGTTCACAACTGAAAGACTTGAAAACGGTATCACTTTACTTAAGTCTGGTGGAATCGAAGTTTATTCTTTCAATTTATGGGATAGAATTATTCGCTCTTACTATTCTAACGGAACAGTTTATCACTTACCTCACAGAGCTTTATTAGTTACTCCTACTAATTTACAAGTAGGTACTGAAGAAGTTACTGCAATGTCAGGAATGGACGTTTTCAACGATAAAAAATCTAAGAAAAACTTCATTGATTTTGCTTTCAATATCGATGCAAAAGTAGTATTGGATTACGAAATTCAAGCAGCATATTAATTATTAAATGGGAGCTAAACACTCCCTTTTTATTCACTTTAAAAATATAAAAATATGTCAGTAGTATGTGGAGCAATTGCTTCAAACATTTTAATAAGTTGCGAAACTCCTATGCAAGGTGGGACACGTGACAGAGCAGTAATCTTTAACTTTGATGATATTTCATCTTTAGTTTTTGATGCTACAAATACTTCAACAGTTGAAGATATTGTTTTAGCAGCGGGGAAATTTGCTTATCAAATTGATGGTAAAAATAACTCAATTGCACCAAAAGCTTCAATGGTAAAAGTTGGTTTTAACAATATGTTTGACCATTCTGTAATGATGAAAGGTTTTGACTTATCTCCAGAGATTAAAGAGCAACTTAACTCTATGAAAGATGGTCGTTTTGTTATTATAACAGAAAACTATTACAAAGGTGTAGCTGGAAATTCAGCATTTGAAATATACGGTTTAACAACTGGTTTAGAAATGTCAGTTTTAGAGCGTGACCCAAACAATGCAGATACTCAAGGAGCATTTGACTTCACTTTTACAACAATTAATAATAAAGAACCTAGACTTCCTAATTCTTTATATATTACAGATTACGCAACTTCTAAAGCGGTTGTTGATAGTATTTTGGATTAATTCAAAAATAATTACTAAATTTAAGGGTGTCATTTATTTGATGCCCTTTTTTTTTAAGATATGCAAAACGAAATTGACAAAGTATTAAGCTACGAAAAAACCAAAAGTATATGGAGAGGTAACCACCTTTCATATGAATGGCAGGAAGCTAATAAATTAAACATTACCTTATTTGGAATTAGTCTAAATAAGGCTCAAAAGTGCGAATGTATAGAAGATTTATTTTTTGCATTAAAAAGACCAAATATTACAAACAAAATAACAGAAAAGATGGAAAAACAATTTCACGTTAAAAAAGGAGCGGTAATAATGTCGTTCGGAGTTGACACAATTACAGAACATTCAACTGATAAACAATGTATTTCGGCACTTAAGCACAATCCTGTATTGATTAAATTCTTTGAGAAAGTTCCCGAAAATTGGCAAAAAATAGTTGGATTAGTTGAAGATGTTAAAGAAGTAATTGAAGACATTAAAGAAGTAATTAAAGTAGTTAGAAAAACTAGAGCAAAACGTAAATAGCAATGGCGAAAGTTAAATCTACGGCTCAAAAGGTCACACAAAGAATTGATGTTATTGATAATATTGGTTTCTTTGTAAAGAAATACGACTTTGATAATAAGTACCCACAAAGGGTAACTGATATTGTCAATGATTCTGGAACGGCAAAAACTTGTTTAAAATTATACGAAAAATTTGTTTTTGGTAGTGGTCTTAAGGATACTGATTTCTACAAAAGTAAAATTAATTCTAAAGGCGAAACTACGGATAAATTTGTTAGAAAATTAGTAAAAGATTTCGGTAAATTCGGGGGTGTTGCTATACACGTTAATTATAATGGACTTTACCAAAAAAGAGAGGTTAGTTTAATTCCGTTTGAATTTTGTAGATTAGTTCCCGAAGGAGATGCACGTTATGGAATGATTGAAGTTTACGATGACTGGGGAATGACTAAACATAAGAAATTCGATAAAACGGATATAGTTTACATTAATCCTTACAACCCTGCAAATGTAGAACAAGAAGTTGAAGATTGTGGCGGTTGGGAGAATTACAAAGGACAAATCTACTATTCACCTATGAATGAATATCCATTAGCTCCATTTGATGCAGTATTAGAGGATATGCTTACGGAAGGTCAATTAAAGAAATTCAAACATTCTACGGCTACTGATAACTTTTTAGCTTCTCATTTATTGGTAATGGGTAAAACTGAAAGTGATGAAGATGCAGAATTGTTTGATGAAAATATGAGAGCGTTTCAAGGTGGTGAGGGTGCAGGTCGTATAATGGTTATTGAACGTGAAAGCAACGAAGAAGCAATTGAACTTAAGAAGTTAGACATTCAAAATTACGATGGTCTTTATGAATATACTGAAAATAGCTCGAGAGATGCGATAATTAAAATGTTTTTAATACCACCCGTTCTTTTATTAAGAGTTGCTGGTAGTTTAGGAACGTCAAAAGAGATTAGTGATGCTTTCGATTATTATAATGGTATAACAAGTGATGACAGATTAGTAGTTGAAGAAATATTAACCGAAATATTTAGTAATTATTACTACAACATTTGCCCTTCAAATGACTATTCTATTTTACCATTGAAATATAGTAAAGCAATAGCACCAGAATACCTTTCTTACTATACAAAGAATGAAATTCGTATAGCAAATGGAGATGAAGAAGCGACTGATTTAAAGGCAGATACTACTTTGTTAGCGGTTACTTTGGGTGTAGGTGGTACACAAGCCTTGACTAGTATTTTAGCAGACCCATTATTGACAATTTCACAGAAACAAGGTACATTAAAAGTATTATTTGGTTTAAGTGATGAACAAACAAATCAAATGCTTTCATTATGATAACAACAAAATTAATAACACTCGCAAATATTCAAGATGTTAAGTCAATTTCTTTGAATGTTAATGAAACTAAGCAATTAAGTCCTTACATTTTAGAAGCTCAAAACTTTGATTTAAGGGAATTAATTGGAGATGCTTTTTATTTAGATTTAATAGCTGATTTTATTGCTTTACCCCCACTAGATAAATACACTTTATTGTTCAACGGTGGTCAATATACATACCAAAATGAAGTGTATTATTTAGATGGTATTAAACAATATTTAGTTTATTCAACTTATGCAAGATATTTAGCTAATTCTAACGTAATATCTACAGCAACTGGATTAGTTCACAAGACTAACCAATATAGCGACAAAGTTGAGGAGAAAACAATTAGTAGATTAGTTTCCCAAGCACGTTCAGGAGCGACATTTTGCGAAGAAAACATAAAGAAATATTTAGAAAGAAATAAATCTTCATATCCACTATTTAAATGTGATAAAAATAGTAACTTTACTAATGGGATTAAAATCCGAAATATAGGCTCATAAATGAATACAGATAATTTAATTTTAAGAGAAACGGATAATTTACCGTTAATTAACAAAGAAGATACTTTATTAAGTTCTGAAATAGATGGTAATTTCATTAATATTTATAATGACTTTATCGCTCTAAGCAATGCTGAAGATACTACATTAATATATGACATAGACAGAAGCTATGTAATTGGTGAATACGCTACTTTTGATGGGAAATTATGGTTAGCTATTGATGATTCAACTGGTGTAACTCCTGCTTTTGGCTTGGAATGGGTAGATGTTTTTCCAACGATTTTAGCACACGAAAAAAACAAAGATACTATATTAGATGAAGGCGGTACAAACGAAACAACGGTTGCGGAAATAAGAGCGTTTATTGATGCTGGTTTAACATCTACGACTAATTTAAGTTTATCGACAAAAACGGCTACGAGTTTCAAGATTGAAAGTTCTACGGGTGCAGATGTTATTATACCACAGGCAAATAAAGCCGAAGCTGGTTTACTTAATGCAACTGATAAAGTAAAACTTGGAAATTTAAGCGGTATTAATAGCGGCGACCAAACACTAGCTAGTTTAAACGGTGAAGATGTAGATAATAAAGTAAATGATTTTACAACAATCGATGCAATAACATATCCAACTACTGAAGCTGTAGATGCTTATTTAACGGCTTCTATTCCTTCGCTAGTTGAAACTTTCATTGATGGGAGCGTTGAGCTAAACACTAATAAAGCAATTGATTTTGCAACGGTAAACGATACACTTTATCCAAGTGTTAAGGCTGTAGACGACCAACTAGATTTTAAAGTAGATTCAAATGCAACTATTACAGGAGCTACAAAAACGAAAATTACGTATGATAGTAAGGGACTTGTAACTAGTGGAACTGATGCAACAACGTCTGATATTGCAGATAGTTTAAATAAACGTTATGTAACAGATGCTAATTTAACTGTTATAGGTAACACAAGCGGAACAAATACAGGTGACCAAACTTTCTTAAATGCAAGGGTGCAAACAGTAACAAGTTCGGCAACGGTAACCCCAATTTCAACAAATGATTTGGTAATAATAACCGCACAAGCAGTAGGGTTAACCTTAGCAAATCCAACGGGAACATTCACAGAGGGTCAAGCGTTAATGATTAGAATAAAAGATAACGCAACTGCTAGAACAATAGCATTCGATACGAATTATAGAGCTATCGGAGTTACTTTACCAACAACAACGGTTATAAGTAAGACTATGTACTTAGGTATTATCTACAATTCAACAGATTCTAAATGGGACGTTGTTGGATATAATATACAAGCATAATGTACTACGGTTTAATAAATAGCATGAATAGGGCGGTCGTATCTAGTTACACCGCACGTACAACCGCTTTCGCAACAGCAACAGGAATTACTGACACTACTATCTTAGGAGCTTTAAACACTTTTGATTTAGGTTTGATCTCAAATGGTTTAGACACTAAAATTAGAGCTTTATATCCGTTCGTGGGTGGTTCTGCTAGTACCCACAAGTACAACTTTATGGATTCTAGGGATTTAGACGTGGCTTATAGGCTTCAGTTTAATGGGGGGTGGACACATAGTTCTAATGGTGTTTTAACAAATGGGGCGAATACTTATGCCGATACTTATTGCAATGTCATAGGCACAAAAAATAATAACCATTTATCTCTATATATTAAAACAAATGTAGATGAAGTTTCTGCTGATATAGGTATAACTGGAAATGTTGGAGGTTCTGGTTGTCCACACGATATTGAGCCTAGAATTAGTAATACTTGTTATTTTACAAACTTTGTAGGTTCAGGACATATATCATTTACGAACACTGACTCAAGAGGATTTTACATTAATACAAGACTTTCATCTATTCATAAAGGTTATAAGAATAACACTTTAATAGGTACAAATACAACTCCCGCTACTGACGATTATAACGGTTCAATTTCTATTGGAGCAAGATGGAATAGTCAGATAAGTGTTCCTCAATTCTACTCTAGTAAACAATTTGCTTTCGCTTCAGTTGGAACGGGACTTTCAGATTCAGAAGCAAGTACATTCTATAATTTAGTTCAAGCAATGGAAACAACTTTATCTCGTCAAGTATGATAGCAATTATAACAACAGAACAGAAAAATATTTTAGTAGGAAAACAATTTGAAACGGATAGTTTTTTCAATCCAATAGAGGATGTAAACTTGAATTTCGTAATTTCAGAAATTGAGTATTACTATTGTCTAGGTCTATGGTATTTAGACGAATGCCCGACAGAACTAATTTTCATTAAAGACTTATCTTTGAGTATTTACGAACCAAAAATAGTTGAAAATCCTTTAATGTAATGAACCAAATTAAGTTAATACTTGCCGAATTACGCAAAATGAAAAATATAGCACTAATCCTTCTATTCGTGGGGTTAGTGCTTTATTCATATCAACCCTTAATAAGTAAGGTAGTTGAAAAAAAGATTGAAGAAAAAGACCCTATTAAAGAGGATGTAACGAATAACGTACTAATTCAGCAAATGCTAAACAATTTAATGTTTAAATACAAAGCTGATAGGGCATATATATTTCAATTTAGCAATAGCGTTATGTATTATGATAATACTCATAGAAATCACACTTCGATGTCGTTTGAAGTTTGTGCAAATGGTATAAGTTATGAAGGCCAAAACTTGCAAAATTTACCAGTTTCTTTATTTCCTAACTTTCTTCAGTTAGTTATGTTGGATAGAATGATATATAGTGATATTAAAGATATTAAAGAAACGAGTACATATATAGCACTTAATAGACAAGGAATAAAGAGCGTGTATATAGCCCCTTATTTTAAAGATGGTAAATTCGTGGCTTATTTGGGCTTAGATTTTGTAAGGAATAATAATAATTGTAACTTTGATTATAAAGAATTTAAGAATTTAACTAATGAAATAGGTAATATTTTAGTACAATAATCAATACAATAATATGAGAGAACTTAAAAAAAGATGGAATGCAGACACACCGATGTTTTTCAAGAAGGTAATAAATTTTGGAATAATAGTTGGAATAATTGGAACGGGTTTAATTACTTTACCTGCAACTGCAACAATAGGAGCAGCCCTTATAACTATAGGAGCTACAGCAACGGCAATAAGTAAATTAACTAAGATATAATGGATTTAATAACTATCGGAAGAATCAAAACAGCTCATCCAAAGTTAAGAGATGAACTAGAAAAAGATTATATTGAATGTAATAATTTACTACCTAAAGGCATTAGATTGCGTTTTGCGTACGTTTATAGAAGTGTAGAAGAACAAAACAAGCTATTTGCTCAAAGACCTAAAGTAACTAACGCACGTGGTGGTCAATCAATACATAATTACGGTTTTGCTTTTGATATTGTTATTTTAAAAGACAAAGATAATAACGGAACATTTGAAACGGCTTCATTTGATATAGATGAACATTGGATTAAAGTGGTTAAGTTTTTTAAAGCAAAAGGTTGGACTTGGGGAGGTGATTGGAAGTCATTTAAAGATGCACCACACTTTGAGAAAACTTTCGGTCATACGTGGCAAACATTGAGTAAAAAAGAAATAATGATTAATAACGGGTTGAGATATCCAATTATTTAACTATCTTTATAATTCATAATTTAGTTTTTTAGGTTAATAGTTTAGAAGTGAGGTACTTAATAATATCTCACTTTTTTTTATTTAAAATAATTTAAATTTACTGTTGTATATTAAAAAAGAATATGTATATTTGTCGAAGTATTAACTAAAAACAAATTAATTATGAAAGCATTTATTAAGTATCGAGATTTAAACATGGAATGTACAATCTCAAACCGTTCAATCCAATTTGGAGAAGAAGAAATTGAGGACGATTTCAGCATAGGTAAAGTAACATTAGAAGATTCAGAAACTTGTATCATGGAATTGTTAGACATGGACGAGGTGAGAGATTTAATTATTAACTATTTAGGATAAAATATTATGAAAATTTACGCAAAAATACACGAGGCAAAAAAAGAAATTGGAGTTGTAAAGAAGAACGCTAAAAACCCGCATTTCAAAAATACTTATGCAGATTTAAATGCTTTAATTGAAGCAGTTGAGCCAATACTACTAGAAAAAGGTTTGATAATGTTACAGCCTATTAAAGACGGTAAAGTATTCACACAGATAATCGACATTGATACATTTGAAATGGTAGAAAGTGCAATTGATTTAAGTCCTAATTTAACTGCACAGGCTTTGGGTAGTCAAGTGACCTACTACCGTCGTTACACGTTGCAAAGTCTGATGAGCCTTCAATCTGATGACGATGATGGTCATAGAGCAAGCACACCACAGCCAATAGTTAAAGAAGTTTTACAAGTTGGTTCTAGTAATTTTGTTCGTTGCATAGATGCACTTAAAGAAGGAAAAGGTACACTAGAACAAATCAAAGCAAAATACAATGTAAGTGTAGAAGTAGAACAAGTATTAATAGAAAAAAGCAAATAAGATGGAAAATTTACAAAGACAAAGCGTACAAGAAGTAACTAGAACAACGCTACAGGATTACTTTGGAATACTTACAGAAATGGTAAGGAATGGGGAGTTAAGTGCTTTAGAATTGTACGGAAAAGCAAAAGAGATTGAAGACCTAGCACAGAAAGTTAAGATTGAAGTACAAATGTTAGCTATCGAAGAAAGTGATAACTATACGGAAAAGAGTTTTGGATTAGGTAACTTTAAATTCACGAAAGTAGAAGGTCGTAGAATCATTGACTATTCAGACATTGAGGAGTGGAAAATTGCAAAAGATAACCTTAAAGAAATTGAAGAAAAATATAAACAAGTAGCACTTTCAAAAGTTAGCAGCTTAGACGAATCTACAGGAGAGGTTCTACAAAGACCTATAATTACATTCGGGAAAAGTTCAATTATAGTTAAAAATGTTTAAAGTATTATTGCCTTGTATCGGAATTGTGTTAATATTGCAGTTCCGACATAAAAAAGAAAGTAAAAACTATCGAATAAATGAACGTAAAGAATCATTTTATATTGATACAAATGGAACAATAGAGGAGTATATTAACAAACAAATAAATAATAACAGGTATGAACATTGAAATCAAAGGAAGAATCGTAGGAATAAACGAGACAATCGTAGTAAGTGACAATTTCTCAAAAAGAGAGTTTAAAGTGGTAACAAATGAAACTTATCCTAACACTTATAAGGTGCAAGTAACTAAAGACAAATGTGCTTTATTGGACAAGTTCAAAGTTAACGACGAGGTTAATGTAAGTTGTAATTTAAACGGTAAAGACTGGACTAATCCAACTACTCAAATTATAAGCAACTTCCTAACATTGGATTGTTGGAAAATAGAACAAAATGTAAATGAGGTTAAAGTTGATAATACAATACTTGAAGAGCCACCATTTTGAAATTATTAGTTAATAAGTCAATGTGTGACGAGGTTAGAAATAGCTTCGTTACACTTGAATTTCAACAAAGAATAATAGTAGGGTTGAAATCAAAATCACCGTTAAGGGATAAAGTTTTAGAAAGTATAAATCGAGTGACTTACAACAAGTTTATCATTTATAAAATGCCAGTTAGTGAGAAAGTATTAAATGTATTTAAATCTTTCGTATAACGGCTTGCTTATGCGTTGTTAGCAACTGCTGTGAGTGCATAACCTACAATATTAATAAAACCCTTTCGGTAAAGGTCAACCGAGTATAGTTATGAGTGAGAAAAATCAATTTATTATTATTATGTTTGTCGGAATAATAATTTCTATATTCTTATTTATTATGTTTCATAAGCATATTCAATCATCAGGAAATATTAGTTCCAAAAAGTTGAAGGATAAAACCAAAAAGGATAAATGATAAATTAATATGAACGGAAGAAGATTATATAGAGAGTATGCACAGAGTAAAGGTAGAGAAGCGAAGGAATTTGTAAAGATTGAAGAAGATTGGATTATACGCAGTATACCAAATGGCACATAACGTTTTGCAAGTAAGCGATGGTGCTTACGATAAATAAATTATTAACCGAGAATGTTTCTGCACTATTGCTTACTTGCTGTTAGGTGCAGTGCTTCTCACAAATTGAAACAAAATGAACAAAATATTGATATGTGTATTATTGCAAATTGTTCTTTTCATACCATTCTATTTGATTTGGAGGAATGATTGCAAAACAATAGGTAAAGACAACTTAGCAGTAAGTTTACAAGAACGATTTTTGTATTGGCTTATATTTTGTCCAATTTGGTTGGCAGGTGTCTTGGATTAGCATTGCACCTAACGTTTTGCAACTAACCGATGAGCTGTAGCAAACACAGTACTTTTCATCTTATTGGTTAATTGCTGTTAGCACCAGTTTGTAATTTAAACAATAATTTTATGTCAATATACGGAAATAGACAATTTCAAAAGACTGAACAATCAGTTAAACAACAGAAACAAGAAGAACGAAAGAAGAAGTTAATAGGTCAAATTATACCTCACAACGGACATTCAATCTTTAAAATAAATGAAGAAACATTAGAAATTTCAGAACCTAAATATATTAAAAAGGCTTGGATATTTAATGGAGAAAACAAACCAGAAGTATTAGTAGAAAAAGGTTTCTTTTATGTTTCAGCACTTAACGAAAAGAATGCTTTAAAGAAATATAATCAAGGTCGTAATGGTTCAAAAGATATTTCAGACGCACCTCTCTCGTTATAATTGGTGCTAACGGAAAACGGCTACTCGTCAGATTTTTTAACGACTAAATAATATAAAATGACACCAGAAGAATTTTTACAACAACTGAATCCTCATAGTAGGGTATTTGATTTAAGTATTGACTATAAATACACAGAAGAACAATTAGTGCTATTCGCTAAATTATACCACGAAAGCGAGTTAAAAAAATTGCGAGTAACCGATGTTAGCAACCGAAGGGAACTGTTAATTGCCTTTATGGAAAGCTTAACAACAGAGGACTTAACTCAAATTGAAATTGCAGAATTTGATAATGTTGCGAATAAATTTTTAGGCAATTAATTGTTGCTAACTAGCTGCTACCCGAACAATAGCGTATAAATGTTGTATATCCGATATAAATTAACTATCTAAATCTAGGTAGTTAATTTTTATTTTACATTTATTTTAAATAAACGCTTGTATATTAAAGATAAATGTATATATTTGTAAAAGAAAACGAAACAATTACTAAAAACAATTATTATGAAAGCAATTAAAATCAGTAAGACAGTATTTCCAAAGGATAAACCTTCAAACTTCAACGAATGGAGCGCATACTTCTTCGGAATGTACGCAACGGAAATGGCAAAAGTGAAAATAGGATGGGATAAAAATAGTTACACACCAAAAAACAAATAAGTTATGAAAACGAATTTAGATTTAGCAACGAAATTACACTACGAATTGAACTTAGATAATTTTTTCAATGTAGACATCACAAAAACGAAAGTATCAATATTAGGATATTACAACTTAGAAATGGAAGTGTTATTATTCTCAAAAGGTTATCAAGTTCAATGGAATGACTTCTATAAGAACTACAGGTTTGAAAGCGAAAACATTACTATTGCTTTAACATTATGACTAAGCGAGAATGTAAACAATGTAACGTGTCGAAGTATTTGAATCACGTTAACTATAAAGAGCAAAAAGGATGGTTTACACGGATATGCAGAACGTGTTTAAATGCAAATGCTAGGGCTAAGAGCATAGAGTTAATTAAAGAAAACTTCTATGGCTTTACACCAGAAGAACATTACATTAAACGAGCGGTTATAGGTCATAAAGATGAGCCTTATTACAAAGGTGAAGATATTGAATATAAAGCACCAACATACGCAGAAATACTTAGAGAATATGCAGAAAATTAAAATTGACAAAACAACTTACTATATTCACTACGAAACACTTGAATATTATTTAGTAAGCTTAAAAAAAGATAGTTCAAAATTTAAAATAGATAAAAAATGACAGCAGTAGAATGGTTAATGGAAATGAACATTAAACAAAATGGAATAATAACAGCAGCTGATTATCATACAGCCAAAGCAATGGAAAAGCAACAGATTGAAGATGCTTTTAAAACAGGACAAGAATCAAATTATAGATTAAGTTAAAAAATAACATTATGAAAAGAAATATATCAGGAATATTTATATTCGAGGACAAAGAACCTACTTGTTTTGAAGAATGTAGAGTTGAAACACAAGACAAATGGCTAGAAAATTTAGATAAACAAATGTTAATCGGTTTAGCCAAAAAATTAGCCGAAACAATAAACGATATTGCAAACCAATTTAATCTACAAGCATGAATAAGAAACTAATAGCTAAGCAGCAAAGGGAAGCAAGGAATAAAGAATTTGCTAATAATAAAGACTATTATGAAAGTTTAATCGGTATAGTTGTAACTTGGACACCTTTATTCATAGAATACTTTGAGGAGCTTAATAGTGTTATGCCGGAGTTCTTTACAAACGATGTGATTAAAGTACTAGAACGCAACGCAAATAGCTTGTATTGGAAGAACTCGAGCGAAGATAAAGCAGAATTAGCTCAGGAACACGTAGACAATTTAAAAGAGTTTAGAGCAATTACAGAAGAAACATTTAAACTAAAAGAAAAAAGATAATGGATAAACGAGAGTTAAGGATAGGTAATTACGTTAATATATTTGATGTAAAAAATAAATTTGAATTAATGGATTTTAGTTTTGAAAGTGATTTTATTAACCCAATTGAAATAACAGATGAAATTTTATTAGAATTAGGATTTGAAAAAATAAATAACGACTATTATCAAACTAGAAATTCAGAATTAAAATTACATTGGACTATAAATAAAAATAAAATGATACCGGAATTTCAGGAAAAAAGATTAGTTACTGGATATGATTTTAAATACGTTCATCAGCTACAAAATTTATATTATTCACTTACAAATATAGAATTATAATGGAAAAAGATTTAAAATACGAAAATTTTGTTAAAAGAGCTACTCTAATGACAAATAAACATAGGAAAGTATATTTAGCTAAGAAGAACTTTAATACGTTGTTCTGTAAATTGTATAACACTAGAGCGAAAGTAGTCTTAAAACACTCTAAAAGGTTGTATTTTGGCTATCCATTGAGTAATTATAATAAACAATATATACAAGATGAGTGTATTAATTAACAACGAATGGTATCGAATACTAAGAATTGAAGGAAGCCTTGCGTTAGTTCAGTTTGAAAGTGGCAATATAGTATGGAATATAAAAGGGTTAGAAACTAAAAGAGATTTATTACCTTTACACTAACAGTAATTGATTTATACGTCAATTCATTATTTTAACCTCGTTATTAGTAGCGAGGTTTTTTATTACCTTTACTTTATGAAATACCTTTTAATTTTACTACTATTTTCCTGCTCAACTTTGCCAATTCATCAAGCGAATCTAATCCAACAACAAAAATCAATGCTACAATTTGACCAAAAAAGTAGGAACGAGCAGCAGAAAATTCGAGATAGTAGAAAAAAAAGAGTGAAAGTTAAAAAGCTACATAAAAAACGAAAGATAGTGTAAACTTTTGTAAATAGTGTAACCCTAAAAAGACTTAAATAGTTGATTATCAATGTACCATTGTAAAGTGTAAAGTGTAAGT